CCTGTCCAAGACTTATCCTTGTTTTCTACATAGGTGTAGTAGTCTCCCATATCAGACATAATGTAAATAACTCCCTATAATGTATTTTGGTTTATCAATTGGTTTGCGTCCAGCATGTAGGTGTGTCCACATTGGTGGGAACATTAACATTCTTCCTGTTTGTGGTTGAACAGAGATGTTGAACTGTGGAAACTCTGTGTGTCCACCTTCATTATCATCTAGATATAAGAAGAACACCAAGAACCTTGGAGCGCTATCAATACTACCGACATCAACATGATTATCAAACTCATCAATGTCATTTGGCATGTATCTCTTTAATCTAAAGTTTTCAAATGCAAACTTCTGTGGAAACATTCGTTCAGTAACATTTGAGTCCTTCATATACTTATCAATGTAATTGAAGAAAACCTCTTGAAGAGTATCTTCAAAAGGCTTCCACTGTTCGTGAAGTTGCATAGTTACTTGTTTAAAAGAACGGTGTCCATCAAGAACAATATCCTCATGGTGTTGAGGATACTTTTCAAACATGGCAATGAGTTGTTTTGATAACGACTCAGAGATTACGTTCTCATACGTCTGTATTAAGTTCTTCATCTTCTGGTAATCCTTCAACTGCTTCTTCAACATCTGCCAGTTTTGTTCCATACTTGAACTCTTTAGCAGCGGCAGCATCTAGTTGTTGCATCACTTCTTCAGTAAAGAATTTCTCTGGGTTGTTATTGATAGTTTTACCAAATGTTTTTGTACCATCTGGCAATTCAATACGAGTTGATACTGACTTGAATATACCATACTTTACTGCAAGTTCTAATAGTCCATAATACTTATCTAATCCACGTTCATACATCAATCTTACATCAACCATCTTATGTTCAATAGTTAATCGTGACTTAGCATTCTTACAGTGAATAATATTACCGACAACAGCAGTTCCATCTTTCTCTTTCTTCTTAGAAAGATATACAATAGAGGATGCTGCATACTTCAATCCAGAACCACCACCCATTTCTTTGGTAGGGAACATAGAACCAACTACATCATATGTGTGATTAGTAACAATCATAGGTACTTTTGCTTTACCTAGTTTCAGTGTTAACACACGAAATGTTGCCTTAACAATCTGAGCCCTTGTCATATCTTTAGTCTCTTTACCTTCAGCAGTATCTTCTACTTCTTTCGTTGTAGATAACATACCAAGTGAATCAAGACACAACATCATAGGAGCACGTTGTCCTTCTGGTGTTTCCAAATACTTGTCTAGAACTTTCAGTGATTGTGTTCTAAATTCTTGTACTGTAGTCACAGGCAAGATAACCATACGAGAAGGGTCAATACCCCTGTCGATAACCATCTGTTTAGTAATAGCAGATTCAGACTCAAAATACAACACACCAGCTTCTGGGTTTGCATCAAGGAATGACTTAACCATGCCCATAATAAAGAACGTCTTACCAGTTGCACTTTCGCCTGCAATAGCAGTAATCTTATTGGATGCAAGTCCACCGTAGATACTACCAGACAAAAGAGCATTGAAGATATAAGAACCAGTATCAATAAACGAATCTACATCACCAGCCTCAACTCCATCACTTACGAGTGCAGCGTATTCATTGCCCGCTGTCTTGGCAATATCTTTAAAAAAATCCAATTACAAATCTCCTTCTTCTCTGTTTTCAGAACGAAACGAATCAAACCCATCGGGATATCTTGATTCAAGTTTGTCTGTGTTCATATATATGACTTCCTCTATATTAGTATCTAGAGCAATACAAGCCTGAACAAGATACCACATAATATCACCTAACTCTCGTTTGGCGTGCCATACCGTATGTTCATCCATAGGTTTACCTTGGAATAAACATTTCTTCACAATCTCAGTGAACTCACCGCTTTCGGCACTAAGTCCCATTGCAGCAGTAATAAGACGTTCTGGGGGAACCCCAAAATCATCAATAATATCTAGAGCATCCCCAAATGCATCGGGGTCTTTAGACTCATCGCTAGTCACTGCATCAACAAATCTTTGGTAGTCCAAAAGTAAAGCTTCATCAATCATATCGTATCTCCTTCATAAATTTTCATCTTGTATATAATAACAAATTATAGGGGGTTTGTCAAGAGATTTATAGAATTACACCCTTTTGTGGCACTTGAATTCCACTAGTCTGTGTTTGCCATCCTGTAGCAATTTCTTTCATAGTCGGTATCACGAAAGCAACACAAGTCTTATTGAACTGCAAAGTTCCATCAACCTTTTCACCTGTCATACAGACACCATCAACAAGAGCTACGCCCTTTTCATTCACTTGCACCAAACGTGGGCGTTCAATAGTATAGGACATCATATCATCTACGATGTATTTACCAATTACTTCTGCACCGTTTGTTAGTACAAGTGTTACAATATCATTCTGTTTCATTTTATTTTCCTATTTTAATTAATCTTTCCAACAGTATGTTGGAAAAGAACCGTTCACATCAAATATGTTTGGGTGATTCATAAGAGCACGCCGATACGGTGTCCACTTAATTCCTCTACCCCAACACAGCCAATCCATCAAATCTTTTTTACCAACTTGCTTGTTAGTTTTTATAAATTCGACAATTTCTTTAAACTTCTCACTATCTCCCATAACCTTCTGTTTCGATAACAAGTCGTTCATATATTCGTTCATATCTACCATCTTATCTTTGTATATAAGATTATCACGAATGTGTTCCAAGGCATATTCTGCCTCTTCATTTCTAAATGGAAGGTCATCTAGATATGTATTCATCATCATTAGTGCATCATTATCATCACTAAAGAAAGATGCCTTATCATGCAGTTCATGGTAATAGTCTGCATCATACATGATATAAGGAACACCGTTCATCATACCATC